AGATTTAGGAGTATTTACTCAAGAAGAAGGTGACCCTGAACTTAAAATAACTACTGCTGAAGAATTTTTAGAGAGATCTAAATATGAAATAAACAAACAAGCTAACCAGCGAATTGAAGATTTCATAGGTCAATTTGGAGAAGATTATCAACATGCTTTTCAATCAATATTTGTAAAAGGAGTTGATCCAAAAGAATACTTCGAATCATATAATAATATTCAGAACTTTGCAGATATGAAATTATCTGATGAAGCTTCTCAGGTAAAAATAATTAAACAAGGTCTCCTTGAACAAGGATTTGAACAAGAAGATTTAGAAACTGAAATAGAACGCCTTAAAAATTACGGTGATCTTGAAAAAGTAGCAGAAAGATATCATAAAGTACTTGTTAAAAAGGAGGCTCAAAAGCTTCAACAGCTTGAAACTCAAAAACAACAAGAATTACAACAAAAAGCTCTTTTAAAACAGCAATATGTTGAAAATGTACAAACTGTACTTCAAGAAAAACTAAAAACAAAAGAATTTGACGGAATTCCTTTAAATCCTAAACTAGTTAGTGATATTCAAGATTATCTCTTGACAGATAAATATAAAACAAACTCAGGAGAAAAACTTACAGAATTTGATAAAGCTATTCTGGATTTGAAACGTCCAGAAAATCATGCAAAAAAAGTTAAATTAGCTTTACTTCTGAAATTGATAGAAAAAGATCCAACTCTTTCAACTATTCAAAAATCAGGAATTTCAAAGAAATCCGAAGGTTTATTCAATGAATTAGCTAGACAAAAGAAATCAAATTCTACTAAAAAAGAGCTTGAAACAAGCTCTTGGTTTGTTAAAGGAGAATAAAAACAAAACAAAACAAAATTTTAAAATAGCTTAAAACATGGCAATTCAAACAATTCCCGGACTAACAGGGTTTACCTATGCAAGGTTAGCATCAATGGATAAACGTGCAGTAGGAAAACTTACTGACATGAATCACTTGTCGAGTTTCCACTCTACAGAACCTGCTGACTATGATAAGAAAATTATCAGCATTTATACCCAAAGTTCATTGTATAGCAATGACTTTTTGGATATGATCAATAAAAGCAAGCCTTATTACATTGATGGTAATACTGATGCTTGGAAATGGGATACTGATGCTTGGAAATGGGAGGTACAAGTTCCTTATAAATTTCCTAAAATTATTGACATTCCTTCATCTACTGCTGGTCTAAGTCAACCTGGTATTGATGGACAAGAATTCCAAATTGTGATTGATAGTCAGGAGTTTTCTAAAAACTCAATTTTCTCTGTAGGTAGCCGTCAATATGGTCCTCGTTTGTTTGTTACAAAAGATCCTGTAAACTGGAATAACGGTTATTTGTATACTGTTACTTTGGTTAGCCAGAACCCTACAGTAGATTTTATTTCTTCTACTTATCTTAAAAGAGGCGTTGAACTTGAATTAATTGATGGTTCTCTTGGTGAATTTGATCAAGATCTATTAGGTCTTCCTCGTTTAGGTGAAAAAATCCAAATGTTTGAATCTCTTGGTTCAGCTTATGGTTTTGAACATACTATTACTTCATGGGCACAAGATGCACGTTTAAATGTTCGTGCTCAAGATCAGGAAATCCTTGTATATTTACCTCAACGTAGAAATCAACTTCCTACACAAGTAAATGATGTTAAGTGGGAACCATTTATTGAGTTCTGGATGCGTAAAGCTATGTTGGAACTTAAAGTTAAACGTATGATCTGGTCTGTGCCAGGTTCAGTTAAAACTGATGGTTCTAAGCAAGAAGTAAAACGTGTATCTGCTGGTATTTACCACAGAATGCGTAATAATGGTAACCTTGTACAATATAATCGTGGAGAATTCTCTGCAAACTTACTTCGTGGAGTATTTGGTGACTTGTTCTACAGACGTGTAGATGTTAAAGATCGTAGAGTTAAAATGTANNTTTTGATGTATTTCAACAAGCTTTAAAAGATGATGCTCTAAACTCTGGTTTGACATTCTTCACTAAAATTGACGGTGCTGTATCAGGTGATGTTTCTGCATCTTCTGCTCAAAATAACTTGACTTACGGCTTTGCTTTCAACTCATTGTATAGCCGTGAAACTGGTCGTATTGAACTTGTTCACTTGAAAGAACTTGATCTTCCTCAATCTAATCTTGAATTTGGTCAAAATAAGAAATCTACACCTGTATTTATGGTGTTTGATGTAAGTCCTCAATCTGATGGCTCATTGTTGAACAATATCCGTGAAGTTCGTGTGAAGTTCGTATGAAGGATCGTCCTTCTATGACTTGGGGATACATTGATGGACGTATGCACCACTTAGGTTTTGCTCGTTCACAAGGTATGTCTTCTGCAAGTAAATTCCCAGGTTATACCCTATGGATGGAAGATCGTTGTGATGTATTCATCGAAGATTTATCTCGTACTGTATTAATAGAGGAAATTCCTCAAATATAATCCCTCCGAAAAATCCCCTTAACAATGCTGAGTGTTAAGGGGAAATTTCACAAGCTTACATAATTATAATGTAGAATGTCAGTTTTGTAAACTGAACGCTGGTGGTTCAAGTCCATCTGTAAGCTCTTAAAAACCTAAAAATTAACTACATCTATGGCAAAGTTTGGAAAAATTTCCACTATTAAAAGAGAACCTAATTCTCGAATTCAGAGTATGGATAATAGTCTACTTTCAAAAGGTATGACTAGAATTCCTGGAACAGGAGTTTATAAATATCCTTATAAAGAGATTGATAACAAATATCGTACAGGACTTGATCCAAATGCGGTATATATTAGTAGAATACAAGATCCTACTGAAAAACAACTCGAAATTGAAAGGGTTACTAAACTCAAAGTTAAACTTGAAGAGGCTTTAAGAGTAGATTTATCACCTAATTCTAGTTTTTGGAATTCCAAGTTATTACAAGGGGAAAATGATACAACTCACGTAAAACCTGCAAAATTAATGGATGGTGATAATCTGTTCGATTTTAGTAATCCTTGGATGGAGTTAACATTTGCATGGTTGAGAGTACATCCTACAATTGCATCATCTTATCAAGCATGGGAAAGAGGGGAATATCCTGCTGACACCCAATGGTATGTAGTTGATGAAGAAATAGAAACTAAAATTAACTTTAATAAAAAACAATTAATTAATAAAGCTATTTTGATTTTCGAACAAATGACTCCTTCTAAACGTAAGAAAGTTGCAAGACAACTTGATTTACCTGTAACAGAAGATACTACCGAAGAACAAGTATACAATTTAATTGATAATGTTTTAAAACAAAGTGAATTTAAATCAGGTAAACATAAGAGTTTAAGCCCTGTTAAAATATTTCTTCAGTATTCACAAATGGCAGATAACCTTTTAAATACTAAAGATTTAGTAAAATCGGCTATAACTCATTCAATTTATAGATTGAAACAAGGAGGTAAAGTATTTGAAGGAGAATATAAAGTAGCAGATAGTGAAGATGATTTGGTAAAACATCTAATGGATGATGATAATCAAGAAGACCTAATTGCCTTAGAACAAAAATTGAAAACTAAGAAATTCGCAATAGCATGATCCTAGTAGATAGTTTATTATATAAAATAGATCAAAAGCTAAATAAACTATCATCTAATGTTCATCAACAAATACCCTTAGAAGATAAAATATTAGCTTTAAATGAAGCTCAATTAAAGCTGATTAAACAAAAATTAACAGGTTTAGATGAACCTGGATTTGATTCTTCTAAAAAAAGATATGAAGATTTACAATCTTTGATCGAAGAATACAGTGATCACAAATTACAATTATCTGAAAAAGATAAAAAGTTAAATCAATGGATTGCTGATATCACAGAACTTGATCCTGAATATATGTTCTATGTGGACTCATATATTCTGGCAAATAAAGGAGAATGTAAAGATAGATTAATTCAGGTTAATCCTGATTTAACTAAACATGCAGATACTCAAATATTGCTAAATAATACACATTATAAGCCTTCATTTGAATATCAGGAAACATTCAATACTATTTCTTCAAATGAAATAGCAATTTACACAGACGGAACTTTTACACCTACTTTCATTTATATATCTTATTTAAGATATCCTGAATACATAGATAAAGAAGGTTATGTTAATCTTAAAGAGGAATCCTCTAAAAATCAAGATTGTGAGCTTCCAGAATATCTTGAAAATGAACTAGTTGATTTAACAGTTCAAGATTTAGCAGGGTATATAGAAAACATAGCTGCCGTAGAAACTTCTGCATTAAGATTGAAAGAAGGAGAATAAAACAAACAAAACAATTTAATTTAAATAAAAAAAGATGGATTTTTCATTAACCACTCTATTCGTAGTACCAGTTGGTAATACATTACCAAGCACAGGTAGTACACAAAATTTGACAGCAGGACAATTTGGTGTTTTTCTTGACACTTATGCTGTAGCCACATCGGGTAACATTGCTGCTCGTCCTTATTTCTACATTGCACAAGGTAGAGATAATTCTTATCTTCAAGGAAGTAAGAGATCTGATAAAATTTCTGGTATCTCTAACACAGGAGGTATGGGAAGAAATGTTACAGACTGGCGTAAAGTAGCAGGTTGTCCAACACCTATTAATCAGATCACTGATGTTTCAGGATTTTCTGTAAAATGTGGAGACACTTTGACTTTAACTCTACGTGCTCACTCATCTTATATTGACACTCTTTATTTCAATGGATTCACTCGTTCAGTGACTGTTCAAGCACCTTGTTGTGAATGTGGAGGTGATACTTGTGAAGATGTTGATGCAGAAGCACTTGTTGACAGTTTAATTGAAAAACTTGAAGAACAAGCTCCAGGAACAAACCCTGATAACATTAGTTTTAATAATTTCTTTGTATTCGAACGTGTTGGTTCAGGTGAATCTTCAATTCTTCGTATTCATGGAAAAGCCCTAACAGCATATGGTCAACCATGTGATGTAGCTGCCTTCCCTCACGAATATGACAGATTATGGTTCTCTACTTTCGTATATGCTGGTCCTGCAACAACTGCTGACTTTATTGTATATGACGCTTGCGATATCGTAGCAACTGCTACTGTAACTCAAGAATCTAACTATGCAACAGGTACTTCTGTTGAAATTCAACAACTTGAAAAGAACTACTATAGCTATCAAGCTGCTTATTTGAAGCATTTACACAGACAAGTTGGTTATAACCAAAACTTTGAATCTTGGGTAACTGATGGTACAACTTATGATACTTTATATATCCGTTTCAATGATTATGATAAATCTGCAAATAATTGGGCAGCCAATCTTAATCAAGATTCAACAGTAATTATTGCTGTACCTACAGCACTGACTGCTGCTATTGAAACTCTTCTTGAGGCTGCTTTAGGTGCTGTTGCTGCTGACAATGCTTGTTTAACTACAACAACTACTACTGCTGCACCTACAACTACTACAACAACTACTCCTTAATATTAATTAAGGTTTTCCTTCAATCAACACGGGAAGATGAAGTTTTAGCTTCTCTTCCCGTTTTTTTGTTTAAAATCATCTTTATGGCAGATCTGAAATTAGATATACTTGTAATTCCTACTTATAATACCAAAACATTAGGTATAGCAGATATATCTACATATCCTGATGATTTAGTAATACAATCACCTACAATAGAGATAACTGTTCCTGGATTTGGAATATCATCATTAGTATTTGAACCTAATGACTTTAATGTATTTAATTCTGGTTCATTCGGATTAACTGAGGTAGGACAAGATTTATTACCAATCCCTGATGGAGCTTATACTATGACTTATTCTATAACTCCAGCATATGAAAATTATGTAACTAAGACTATATATAGGGTAGATCAACTTCAACAAAGGTTTGATGAAGCTTTTATGAAGTTAGATATGATGGAATGTGATACGGCAATTAAAAAACAATCTAAAGTTGAATTAGATTCTATATACTATATGATACAAGGTGCTATTGCAGCAGCTAATAATTGTGCAATAGATGTAGCAAATAAGCTTTATTTACAAGCAAATAGACAGTTAACGTCCTTTATAAAAGGAGGTTGTGGATGTTCAGGAAACAATTATATAACAAATTTTACATAATATGGCACAATGTTCTGTATGTAAAGCTCCTGCTTCATGTTCTTGTCAATTAAAAAAAGGAATGTGTCCTTCATGTTATTCTAAATCTTTACAAAAATAATGATAAGTTATAGATTAACCAATTGCGTAGATTGTACAACAATACCTGTATTATTAAATAATATAGATTGTAAACTTACAGAATTGGCTAAAAAACAATACGGGAACATTGTTTTTGCACTTAATAATAAAATAAGCGATTCTTTATTTAGTGATTTACTTCATTATAAAAGAATTCTTCAATTTAAATCATGTAATGCTGATTATGCAAGTTGTTATTCTGTAGATCAAATAGCATCAAAAGTAAAACTTCTAATTAATAAATAAATCAAAAATGGCGTGTTCAAATTGTTATACAGGTTGTACTGATATAGTTTCTGATAAATGTGTACAATATACAGGTGTAGATGTACCTTTACTTGATATAAGGAAAGGAGATTCTTTATCATATGTGGAGCAAGCTCTTATTACTTTTTTAACCTCAACTGTAAATGGTTCTGGTATTAAAATAGAAATAGATGAAGAATTATATTGTGAAGTAGTATCTCAGTATTTACCTACTTGTAGTACAATAACTGCACTTGATTTATTTAAAGCTTTAGTGCAAGCTGCTTGTTCATTGCAGGAAGCAATAGATGCAGAAAATGCAAGAATTGATACAATAGAAGCAAATTATACAATAGAATGCTTAACTGAAGTAACTTCAAGTTCAGGAACTCATGCTATTGTACAAGCAATAATTACAAAATTATGTACTATAAATACATCATTAACAGCGTTAGCTTTAGATGTAGAAACAAATTATGTAGCTATCTCTGAAATAAATTCATATATTGCTGCATATATAGCAGCTAATCCTATTGGAAATAGGTATTATTCAAGAATGGTTCCTTATTCTATTCTTCCTTATTATGGCTCATTATCAAATTTTGATAGTACAGGAGCAGGATTAGGACAATGGGAACAAATATACTTATGTAATGGTGAAAATAATACACCTGATTTAAGAGGTAGAGCAGTAGTAGGAGCAGTATCTGGAGTACCTGGAGGTAGTTTATCTCCTGTTGTAAACCCTGCATCCAATCCTACTTTTAATCCTAATTATGCATTAGGTGATTTAGCTGGAGCAAACAGTGTAACTTTAACAATTCCTCAAATACCAATTCACTCACATGGAGTTACAGATCCTACACACAACCATGCATTAGCTGCATCCGGTGCAGGATCAAGTACCTTATCTGTAGGTCAAACTATGGCTGTTATGGGTGATGTATCCACAGATGATCAATATACCCTATCCAATTCAGGAAGCACAGCAACATTAGGTATATCAGGAGCTAAAGCTACTGGTATATCTATTCAAAATACAGGTTCTGGAGAAGCTCATGATAATAAACAACCTTCTTTAGCAACATATTTCATTATTCACATACCTTCTTAAAAACAACAAAATATGGGAAAATGTCTTCCAGGTTCTCCTTGTTACGAAGGAAATGACGTAATAGTATACACTACTTACCCAAAAGGTTGTACTTCATCTTCTTCTAAAAATAACAGTTATGTATATTCTCTCCCTTTAAGAAGTGAAGATGTGTATTATTCTGGGCCAAATTTACCTTATTCAGGTATAAAAACTGAAGATACAGTAACAACATCACTACAAAGAATAGATACTTTAGTAAATCCTACTGCTATTCTAGAAGCAATTCTTCTGGTTTTAGAAGAAAATCCAGAATTAAAAACCCAATTGTGCTCAATATTAAGTG